CCGTTGCAATGTTTACAGGTGTAGTGATAGGAACAATAACAAACGATGCGGTAACTGCCGTTAGGTTTATTGCACTTGCATCCCAAGCTGATATAGGTGAGAACTTAATTTGAAATACATCACCATCGTTAGGGTTAGTTATAAACCTTACCGTTGCATTTCCTGTATCCTCCTTCTTTGTATTGAGTTCTCCATTAACATATAAGGAGATAGCGTAGTCATCAGTTGATGTTACGGCTACATCTATGTAGTCCATATCTGTCATACTTGACTGACTAAATGTAAACTTGTCTGTAGTAGTATTGAATCCAGAGCCTGTAGCACTCGTAAAGTTTATAATCTCATTAGTGCTACCATTAGGTTGGTCTTTGAACATATACCCTGCTCTCCTATGACACCACATAAATAGTTTGCCAAAGTCAGCAGAAGCGAAGAAGTCGCTTTGGAAAGTAATACCATACTTCGCCTCTATCGCATCTATAATCTTCTGCAACTTAATTGCAGGTTTGTAATCATAGTAGAATGTACCGTGTTCAGGGTGTCCACTTTGGTAGTAGATGTTACTTGGAGTGTGGTCGTTTCCTACGGAGTTGTAATACCAATTAGCAACAGGTGAGATGAGAGGATAGATAATAGCATTATCCGTACCACTCACATAGGAGTTAAATCCTGTTGCAATGTTCGTGTCATTGTAGGTATGGTCTTGAGCTGATAGGTCAAGGTCGTTAAGTTTATCCTCACCAAAGGTATCCTTCAAGGAAGTGACATTACTATAGAACCCTACTTGATATGCATAGGGTTGACTATCCTTGATTTGTACACTCTCCAACTCTAATACACCTGTTCTAAATAAGTTGTTGTTCACCTCTATGAAAGAGTCTACTCTAACATTAGCATTGAACCCACCATAGATGTCTACATTATAGTAGTGCTTAAAGATTGCATTGTTCGTAGGAGATGCAGGTATAGTAAAGCTATTGGTGAAGTCACCAAAGACCTTTGAGATGTCCTTAATGTTCTGTACACTCAAGTTTATCTCTATACTCTCCTCTTGGAATAGGTCACCTCTTTGACCATCAATGTAAAGGTTTACTCTATACATACCTTGTGTCAAATGCTTCTTCTACCTCAATGATGTAGTTAATCATTTTATCATTAACTGACTTCTGTAAGTTCAATGAGTTGGTAGTAACATTGACAGGTAGACCATCTAACATCACACGCTCACTCATTAACATCTGCTCCATAATAGTATCGTAGTCCTCACCTACCCAACCTGTGTTGAGGGTGAAGCGTTTTCTACCATTGGTGTTTATGCGTTGGTACTTGTGAGCAGTCGTGTCGTAGGTGAATCCAGAAGAACCGCTACTACCTAAAGACTTTCTGTACTCATTCGTAGTAGTGCTAATTGTAGAGTCACTTCTTTTAAAGAAGGTAACACTCTCCCATACACCATTCTTGTTTACGAACTGCATAACGCTTGGTGAATACTTGCTCTCACAAGTAGGGTAGAATCTACGAGTGTCTAACACCGTACCATCTTTATCCTTTAATCGTAGGTCATAGTATTTGTTATAGTTCAACGGCTCATCCACACTATCCAACCAAGCAGTAAGGTTAGTAACACCACAAGGTAGTAGCATCACTCTCTCCTCTGCTTGTAGCCCTTGTAGTTGTGCTTCCGTAATAGGAATACTTACATCGTAGCCACTATCCCCTAAATACTCTACTTCGTGTAGTCCGATATTTGCACAAGCACTACCTCCCTCAACAGTACCACCATCTGCCAATACTCTATCCTTATATGCCCAATAAATATCATAGCCCTCACCCCACTTACCGAGATATACAGGCACGACCTCATTACCAGAGTCCTTAATGTACTTAACTGCATTTACACTTGCGAATCCTTTGTTCACCTCTTTGTTAGCCGCCTCAATAAATATGTGATACCCATTAGAAGCCTCAAAGATTTCACTACTTCCTGTATCATTCACCGTTACAGGTGGTTCTGCTTTGTTTTGGTAGTTGACCGTGTAATCTATCTGTACCCATACTACACTACCATTAGGTGCGAAGGCTACAGTTGTACCATCAAGGTTCTCGTAAGCATTAGATAGGTACTCTTGTACCATAGGAGCAAGGTCAAAGGATACATCAGTTCCTGCAAAGACATCTCTAAATAAAGTGTATTGTGCAGAGGCAGGTCTGGAAGACCTTGACCCCTCCCATATATATACTTCAAACTCTACATCTGTTAGAGATGAAGCAAGGGCAGAATACCCTGCCGTAACATATATTGGGCTTCTTGCTCCTACTAAACTTGTTGGTGTGATTATACTCATCGCTTGGTAAATTTCAAAAATTCATCTACATCCATAGAGACTGCTTTGAGTACCTCTTGAGGTAGCTTCTCATACTCTAATCTAAATGGTGCTTGAAAGAACTCACTCTTTGGAATCCCTCGTTGTTTAATACTTCTTGATATTAGGAAGGCTGCCCTGTCAAGGTTCGCCTCTGTCTGCTTCACAAAACTCTTGGTCTTTAGGTCTCTTGCCTTTACTCTCTTTTGAGCCATCCAAGTTCTTATAGAACTCTTTGGAGGTTGCTTACCATCAAAACCAAATCTACTTCCATTAGGCACTTTGTACTTCGTACCATCTACCCCCTCATCAATGTACTTACCATAGTCCTCCATAGTGAAAGACATAAGTAAGTGTACTCCTGTAGTGATTGAGTAGTCTAAACTATCCTTTAGCTTTCCAGAGCTTACTTGTCTTCGTCTCTTTTTCTTACCATCATTATAAGTGATAGTACGAGTAGCACCAAGATTCAGCTTCGCTGCCTTGATTACCCTCTCGGCAAATTGCCGTAAGACTTTCTCTGTATTTTCAGTTACTACGGACAAGTGGTGATTGTATTAGCAATGTCTATAGACAAGGTTAGATTCCAACCTACCAATAGATTCTCAAACCTATCCTCAAAAGGCTCACAACTTGGTGTACCATTGAGTTGGTATTTGTCTTGCATTAAGTCACCTCTCTTTAGTTGGCTTACTAAATCATTAGCCGTAAGGAGTTGGGTATTTAGAATGTCTTGTCTGTTATCTACCCCATAGAATATTTCTGCTTCATCTCTTGGGTCTTCCTTACTCACATCTGCTACATCCATAAACAGGATGCTCATAGAGTAGGTTATGCCAATGTCATTGAAGGTCACACTATTTATCATAATATGTGACAAAGGGAATATAGTCTGCTTGTTGAGGTCTACCTCAAAGATGTCACCTTCTGTAACGGTGTTCACCTGCTTGTTAGCAATGAGGTGTTCTCTTATCTTGGTTGTTATATCGTAGAAACTCATAATAAGTTAACCACCTCTTTGAGTTAGTGTTTAAGCATCTTCTTTTCTACATCTGCTTTCTCCTTGTCGTATATGAGTTTGGTAAGACATTGCCTCAAAGGTAGGTTAGTTATAGAATCATATCTTGAAGCATCACCTCCTGCAAGGTGGTCTACGCTTCCATACCATCCCCACTTCCTTGAAAAGTTTGCGGAGGCTGAAAGGTCTGTGGTTTCTCCCCCTCCTGTGAAGAGGTCGGGGTACTCTTCAATAACTTGTTGCTTAAACGATAAAAAAAAAGCGTTGCACCTAATGCAACATCTAAAGGGAAGTCTGAATATCCATCAGTACCATTGTAAGGTTCTACCTCATACAAGTCCCCCTTCTCTTTTGTGATGGGTCTATACAAGACCCCAATAGTCTTATGCAACATATCCATATCAGCAAGGTAGGTATCCAAGTCTATGTACTCGCCAAAGCTCATCTCCTCCAGATTAGGAACAAACCCATACTCTCTGCCTCTAAAGGTTAGTCTCCTTGTGAGTGGGTGCTTGGCACTTATCATAGTGAAGATGTCGTTACCTATACCCATAATGTCATCTGCCTTCATAGCATAGGCTACCTTGAGAGGTATGTTAGCGAATATCTCTAATGCCTTTAGCATTGTGAATGTCTCATCTCCTTGAACCTTGAGGAACTTTTGGTACTGCTCTATAGTTAGTTCCCTTGCACTCTCTGGTAAGATTACCTTTACCTCTCTACCTAACTGCGTATGTTCCATATGTCTTATTCTTCTTTCTATTGTAGTTGCATAATGACAGGCTTATGACTGTGTCATCGTGTAATCCTGTGGGGTGTCCGTATCTAATGCTTCGTGTCTTTGGGCTATACTCGTATGTGAAGTAGCTTAACTCGCTATATAAGGGACTGAATAATTCTTTTGATGGTATGTGTACACTCACCTCATTAAAGTCCAATATAAGCCCCTCTATGATTTCGTTCTTGCTTTTGTTCGTAGTAACGAATGGATGGGTGTTTGCATACTGACTCTTTATCTGCTCAAAGATAGGGTCACCTACACCATTCACCTCAACCATCAAAGAGGCATTGAACTGCCTCACCCTCTTCACTACCTCTGCAATCATTACTGACCATTGGTTCTTATTGTCTCTATAGATGTCTACAACCCTACCTTTAGAATCCATTAGCGTAAGGACTGTGTAGTCCTCCTGCTTACCTATATCTAATCCTGCGAATACCTTACCCTGTGGTTTAGGGTATGCAGGGAAAGTACATTGGTCTATGTTAGCGAAGACCTCACCACCACCATCTATGAACTCTGCTAAATACTCTTGCTTAAATATAAGCTCTGGAACTGTTCTCTTGGCATCGTCTATCTCTTCCATTGATATAAACGGAGTGTCGTAAGAACTGCCCTTGTATGATTTGTAGTTAGGGTAGTCATCACTCTGCCCATATTGGAATAACTCGTAGAACCAATTCTTACCTTTAGGTGTAGAGATGAAGAGTACCTTCTTACCTCTTACAAGTAGGGTTGGCTTGATAGCCTCACTCCAAGCATCGTCTTTAATGAATGCTGCCTCATCTATGATGGCGTAGTCTAATGTCATACCCCTTATGTTATCATATCTTTCAGCACTCCTAAAGTAGATGACACTACCATTCTTGAGTTCCAACTCCGAAGAGGAGTAGTTATTAGATTTGACAATACCAGAGGCTGCGATTGCAGACATCAGTTCCTTTTGTACTTTGTTTGCTTGTGAATATACAGGGGATACCCATAGTATCTTACAAGGGCTATTGTTGAAGCCCCAATACAATGCAAGGTTCATACCCATCATAGACTTACCGAACTGCCTACCTATTGATGCGATGTGATACTTCTCCTTACCACCTACTATAGATTGTAATAGTTCTGCTTGAACCTTGTGAGGGTTGAACCCTGTTACTGTCATTCGTCTCTTTCGTTGATTGGTGTACCAAACTCAAACTTAATGTTCTTGAATAGGTCTGCACCATCTGCTCCTGTAACTTCTTGCCTTGCGAGTTTAGGAATCATATACTCACTTAACTTGAGCATCAAGTCCATCGCTCTCTCTGGGTTCTCTGCTGCTACTTGCACAAGCCACTCGGTCATATTAGTGAGGTTATCCTCTACTAACTTTTGGTAGGCATCTCTAATCTCGGCAGTAGTCTTGTTGGGTTTACCCTTTGGTCTACCCTTTGGATTACTTACCTCTCCTTTCTTGAATCCCATTATAAATCGTTATTGTTTATAATGTTAACCTCTTATTTAAAACATTGTTAATTGAGACTTGTGTGTGTCAAGTCTTGCAACTGCATTGTTGTAGTATTCTTCATCTATCTCCCAAGCATCTAAATCAAACTTGCGGTTATGACAAGCGAGAGCAATAGAGCCAGAACCTAAATGAGTGTCAAGCATCTTATCTCCCTCTTTAGCGTAGTTATCTAGTAACCACTCGTAGAGCTTTATAGGTTTTTGGGTGGGATGGATTTTATTTGTATGGTTGTGTTTCATAATAGAATAAGTAAACACTTTAGCTGGTTTTTTTAAACCCATACTTACCCAAGCATATTCAGCACTTGCAAAGTTAGGTACTGGCTGCTGTTTATTCCATATACAAAAGTATTCCGAAGGGGGCATCTCAAAGTTATTAGCTCCCCAAACTACTTGGTTTTTACTTACTCTAAATAATTCCTTCCAATAGTCTTGCGTTGGCTTCTTGTCCCAAGTTAATCCCTCCTCTTGCATTAGTTTACTACTCTTGAACCTTGTGCTTCCCGAAGGTTTCTTAAATCGCTCAATTCCATAAGGAGGGTCTACTATTGCAAGGTCATAGGTATTGTCGGGCATCTCTTTCATTGCCTCTAAACAATCCCCCAAGTGTAGGTTAATGTTACTCATCTCTTTTCTTCTTTGCCTCTTCCCTAAATAGCTTCTTGATTGCTTGAGAGTTGGCTCTACGAGCTTGTCTATTCTCTCGTGTTGGTGCATCAGGTAACTCTATGAAGTTCTTAACGAAGGCTTGTTCATCTCTTGAGAGTTGTCCTCTTAAATGAACTTGTACTAATAGTTCAAAGAGGTTGTTTAGGTTGTTCCTGTTGATGAGTACCGTAGCACTCTTTCCTTGTTCTTCCATTATAGTTTGATTAGTCGTAGTCTTCTTTGGTATTTACGAATGAGTAGAGCGTTGTTGGT